AGATCCAACATACATTGCTGGCAGTTGCCACATGTCTGCTTTAGGATCTAATCCTCTAGACTTTGCTTCTTCATTTAATGCAGATTCATTTTTACCATAACCTAAATAATCCCAAGACAAACTATTTAAATCAAATCTAAATCTATTTTCATCAATTAAAGATGCTGCAATCATGGTATCAACTATCTGCCCATTAATACCAAGACCCATAGATTTAATCCAACATACATCGTACATAGCGTTATGAAATATTTTTATAGCGTCGCTATCTAATACATCTTGAAACCAATTTAATGTTCTCTTACGATTCATGTTTGGCCCCGATCCATGAGCAATTGGAAAATAAAATTTTCTACCTGGTACAGCAACTGCAATACCTACGACTTCACCATTACCAATAATAGATCCACTACCTTTAGATTTTAAATCAGGATCTCTTGTCTCTAAGTCAATTGCAATCTCGTCGTATTTTCTTAGATCAGGATATTCTTCTGGTTCATTCCACTCTGTCTGTGCTTCAAATAAAGGTACTTTCATTTTTGTAATATATATTTGTTTTGTACTATTTTATTTAATCTATCTTTATTGCTGAATGCATACAAAGCTGCATCATTATTGTAAGGAAATATTTCCCAATCAATTAAAGTATTATAAACTTCTAAATAAAATTTATGTTTATTAACTGTGATAGTTTTACGTCTATAATTTTTTCTAGGCATTATTTTTTCTTTTTCATGTCATTTATTTTCAACATTTCTAATTGACAATAATGTACAATCTTTTTAAGATCTTCAACCCCACCTTTTCTCTGGTACCTACAAACGTACTTCACAACGTTGCCCTGAAAAAATGATAAATCATTTTTAGAAATAAACTCATAAGGTTGAATGGGAAATTTTGTATAGTGATTCCCCCCTACCTGAGTGTATTGTGGAAATGATTCTTTAAATATATCTTCTGATGTCATAACGGATATCCCTTTCGTTCTATTTTTGCTCTCATTAAATACAAGTTTCTTTTTGCTCTCGTACAACCTACATACCATACTCTATGCTCTTCGTCACGTTTTATTATGCTATTGGTAGTAGCTTCTCTTATTTTTTTAGCATTATCTAATACTAAAATTACGTTTTTACATTCACCTCCTTTTGCAGCGTGAATAGTAGATACTTTAATTCGTGCATCATCGCTTAATTTTTCTTTATTTGATAACATTAATCTTATATAAATTTTTTCATCAGCTGGTGCATTGTCAAAACACTCAAACCATTTTAAGTTATAATTATTTCTATCTTTTACAAGTTCTCTATTTCCTAAGTATTCTATTATATCTGCTTTAGCTGTATCGGTTATTGTTTCACCATTTAACCATTTGTTATGATTAACAATTGCTTTGTAAAGTTTAGTGTTGTAACTTTTTTGATGTCTGTTTTCATAATACAAACCTTTTACTTTTAAGAGATCACATATTTCTTTTGCTCTAGATAAAGTTCTAGTTAATATTAACCAATCGTCCTGATAAAGATTTACATTTTCTAAACTATTAATTTTACTACATAATCCTTCTTCATCTCTTGGTAAATAATTTTTAGTTGCTCTAAGTCCTGCGATTCGTGCAGTAATAATTTCTGACACATCTTGCACTGCTATTGGAATCCTTCGAGATTTTGATAATACTTTTTCTGCGGCAGGTTCTTGAATAAATCTATCTACATCTGCTCCAGCCCAACCGTAAATTGCCTGGTCATCGTCACCAGCTAAATAAATATTTTTTGATTTAGATTTTAGTATGTCGTATAATTTCCATTGTATAGGAGATAAATCTTGAGCTTCATCAATAAAAACTACATCAAAGTTTGGAACTTTGTTTGGTTGCTGCACAATATCATGAATCATATCGGTAAAGTCTACTAAGTTATTTATGTCTGGGTGTTTGTAATGATTATAGTTTGCCTCAATATGTTTTAACAAATCAGGTTTTACATTTGTTGAATGTTCGCCAGTACAATATTCTTCCCACACTGAAATATCTTTTTCTTTTGCTTTTAAAATAATTTGAAAATATTCATTATCGCAGGTTAAGTAAGGTGAAGCATCAGAATCTTTTTTAGCATTGACTCTTATACTTAATAGTTTTCCAAGATCATTATAGTGATAGTCTTGCATAACGTTTTCTTCTCTAAGTCCCAAACTATGAAAAGCTAAAGAGTGTAATGTTTGAAAATATCTAAGTTGTTTTTTTTTATACTGAGGATTTTTTTTAAGCATTCTATCTCTTGCTTCATGCGCTGCTTTACGAGTAAATGCAAAGTAACCTATTTTATTTACTGGAGTACCCACTCTTATGTAGGCCATGGCTCTTCGAATTAATTTTTCTGTTTTCCCTGTACCTGGAGGGCCATAAATTTTCGTAACTTTTGTCATTAAAGAATATCTTTTTTACTCTTCATTGGTAAAAGCTCTATTTCATTTTCTTCTTTTTTAAAATTACTCATAGGAATTTTTACACATCTTACTGGATTATTTGATTTTTTCTGTGTAGGTTTTTTAGGATATCTTTTACCATGTCCTAGTTCTGCTTTAAAAAAATCTATCAACATTTGTCCTGTCTTATCTATTTTAACTTTCCATTCTTTATTTTTTAAAAAATTATAAAATGGATCGTATACAAAATAAGCAAAGCCATCTGTATCTATCAATGTACTACCACTTCTAAATGCAGCATCACTTACAGCTGGAACACCATAAACATAATCTTCTAAATGTTTATGTAATATTTCTTTTGGTGATGTACCTGGAGGAGCTTTTTCCGTTTTCATTCCTTGCCATAAGTTGTCCAAAATAGTTTGCATATCATCTTCTTTTATTCGTGGTGGTGGGACAGGAGTATGTGCGCCTATCAAACGTCTAAGTTTTTCTTGGTCCATCATATAGTTAATATCCTTTGCAATTATTTGTTGTGTAGTTTCACCTTCAACTTTATCGTTATAATGCACAGTAAATCTAAATTCTGGATCTGGTACGTGATTTATTTTAATTAATGCAGACAATGTTGGAAACCTTTTTACTTTGTCAGATGCTACACCAAATTTTCTTTTCAAACATTCTGATTTAACACACATGCTATTGATAGGTTCTTCTGAACAAGTGTGGCCTGCAGTATCTTTTTTGTAAGCTTTAATTTTTTGTTTTACTTTTTCATCACCCCATATGTTGTCATAAACAATATAATTTCTAGCACCTTCTAAAAGTTTTTCTTCCCAGTTGTCAGGGTATTTCTTTTTGGCAAACACCATGTAGTTATAAATAAATCTATCTCTGTAATCATCTAGTTTAGATTTTGATAATCTTTGTAAACATACAGGACCATCTATAAATTCATCGGCACCACCTGTAAGTTCAAGTCTAATTAATTCATCTGCAAATTCTTCTAGTTCTTCTTTTGTTTTTGTGTTAGCCTCGACGACTTTTATAAATTGCTCAAATGTAAACTCTGTACCATCTAAATTTACACCCACTCTTTCGTTACGGTTATAATAGGGCAAGTTAATAAAATTACCATTAATTGGTTTTTGATCTGAGCCTATACCTAACTGTGTTTGTTTTGGAAATATTTCTGTTGATGCTTTTAAATCAAATGTAAATAATAATTTGTCTAAAAAGTTTCTTACAAAACTTGCTTTAACTAGTTCTTTAAAAAATACATAGATATGTAATCCACCACTTTTAGATTTGACAGGCACTACTGGAATATTTTTTTTATCTATTATTTCTAAATATTTTCTTAAATCAAAGTTATCGTATTCGTCTGAATCTATATCTATGGCTCCAAACTTTGCGAGTCCTTCGTCATTGCAGGGCTGAATACCAATAGATTTTTTACCTGTAAGATGATCTAAATAATCTAATTCTAATAATTCTTTTGCTGCCCAGCCATATTTTAATTTTAATTTACCAGTCGCTGGGTCTTTGTATGCAGAGTTTATATCGGCATAACCATAATCTCTTTTAAGTCCTGTAAATATTTCTATAAATTTATTTTCCATCTTTCCTTTTTAGTAGGGGTGACTCCACTCTCGCTTTGCCACCCCTGTTGCAACTATTCCCAAAAGGAATTTTACATAATGTGAGCGGATCCATCCGAAGATTTAGCCGTATCTTCCTCACCGTGTTTTACTTGAACATCTCCTTTAGAAATGCTCTCAGCAAAACTTCTAGCTTGTTGATACGTGGCTGCATCTTGAATTGGACCTGTTTTGCTCACTTCCCAACCAAACCATGTGCCTTTGTCGTTAGACTGTTGCACAGTTTTTAATTGATAAAGATGGCTAAAAGATGCTGGTGTGAACATACCGTTCTTACCTTGCAACTTTATACTTTGCATCATGCTATTCCATTTTCTACTAATTTTTAATTGAGTAGATTTCATAGCAATCAACGCAGTGGTTGGTGAAGCACCATTGACCACAACAAAATGTTGCGCAGTCTTTTCGATATAATTACCATTTGGAAGTCTATCTTTAAAATCTGCACCTCTAGTTGTTTTAGTCATGATGTCACTAGATGCAGGATAGATATTTACTGGCGCACCAGATCCATCTTTTCCTCTATCTTTCCACTCGACATACTCGAGCTTGTAGTAACATGGAATCACTGGGACTCCTTCTTCACCATTGAAGAGTTCACCTGTCACTGAATTGTAAATCATTCCAGGCTCTGCACCTTCAACATACTTACCGTCTCTCTTATTTACTTCAGGAGATAACTGTCCAAGTATTTTAAGAAATGGTAATGCAAGATCGTCTTGTCCTACCACTCCAGTCTGCACATTTGCATCTGCTTCAAACACTACGTTTGTAGCTAATGCACCATTTTTCTTTACTGTTGGTTCTTTGTTCATGTTTCTATTTCCTTGTTATTTTGGTTCTGTTTCCTGCGAACACGTTAAATAGATCCGTGGGCATATCATCACCCTTTTCAATACGCTCACGAACCAATGCTTTAAGTGTCATAGGTTCAACCTTTAACTTTTGGGTGGGTTGATACCCTTGACCTTGCGCAAGGACAGCATATTCTGCTGCCTTGTTATCTTCGTTACGACCAAAGGAAACGGTGATCTCATTTTTAATAAGATCTCCTAAGCCATTTTTACGAAGCCAGTTAAATGCTTCTTCCTGTTTTGCTTTTGGAATAGAAGCACCATAGACGGGTTTGACTTCTACGCCAGCCCCATCTGATAAACTAAATTTCGATATATTCATTTCTGTCATCATCGTAGGTATAACCTCACCAGATAAAACGTCCATATCATTTTTTAGTTTTTTTAATTCCTCTTCTTTAGCAGCAAACTTATCTTCTAAGGTTCTTAATTTAATAACCTGTTGTGATAGTTCTTTCATGTCATTCGTGTTTGCTAACGAATCGACTTTGTCTTCTTCTAAGTTTATACTCATGTCTTTTTACCTTTCGTAGTAGTTAATGATGCTGTTAATATAATGTCATAATATCCTATGTCAAGTTTATTCTTCAATCTTTCCTTGTTCATATAAATTTATTTCTATTGGATAATAAGTTTTTTCTTGTCTATCCCATTTTAATAAATTAAATTTTCCTCCAGTTTTATCTGCTACAATTGAACATGCTACACCTATAATTGCAGGATCACCTGTAAGTAATAAGTAGTCGTTCTCTGTATATTTATCTAATAATTTTCTTAATTTAAAAATTAAAGGTCCTGGAGATAAAATAATTTGTGAATGTTCTGATAATAAAGTTTTTAAAGTTCCAAATTTTTGTGCTCCCATAATATTAAATTTAGGAGTCCCTACTTTGGTTCCTGGTAATTCTTGTATTACGTAAACTGTGTTCATAACTTTCCTATTGACACCTCTTATAGGGTTATGTTATCACTGTCAATAGAAAGAAGAAATACTATGGACTATAAATTTAAAACTAAGCCTTATGGGCATCAATTATCTGCGTTAAAAAAATCGTGGAATAAAGAAAACTTTGCGTATTTTATGGAAATGGGTACGGGTAAATCTAAAGTGTTAATAGATAATGTATCTATGCTTTATGACAAAGGTAAAATTAATGGACTACTTTTAATTGCACCTAAAGGTGTATATAAAAATTGGTTCGACTCTGAAATACCTACACATATGGTGGACCATATAGATAAAAAAATGGTCTTATGGCAAGCTAACATTACTAAATCTCAACAACAAAAGTTGGACACTTTATTTGAACCAGGTGAGGATCTACATATTTTAATTATGAATGTTGATGCTTTTAGTACAGAAAAAGGTGTGGAGTTTGCAGCTAAATTTTTAAGATGCCATAGAACGATGATGGCTATTGATGAGTCTACAACTATAAAAAATCCTGACGCTAAAAGATCTAAAAATATTTGCTCACTAGGTAGACATGCAAAGTATAGAAGAATCTTAACGGGATCTCCTATTACAAAGTCTCCATTAGATTTATATAAACAATGTGAATTTTTAGACGAAGGCTTATTAGATTTTACTTCTTATCTTGCATTCAGAACTAGATACGCAATTATGAGCACCATGAGACTGCCGACACACAATGCGCAGATAGTAGTTGGTTATAAAAATTTAGCTGAACTGTCTGCTAAAATAATTAAATTTTCAGACCGTGTATTAAAAGAAGACTGTTTAGATCTTCCTGATTATACTTATCAAAAAAGAGTTATTCAATTAAGTAAAGAACAACAAAAACTTTACGATCAAATGAAACAAGTAGCACTTGCTCAAATGGATGGTAAGTTGATGACTACTTCAACTGCATTAGTTCAGCTGATGAGACTTCAACAAATTACTTGTGGTCACTTCAAGGCAGATGACGATACTTTAAAAATAATTAAGAATGAAAGAATTCCTGCTTTGATGAACATATTAGAAGAGGTAGAAGGTAAAGCTATTATCTGGGCCCACTGGAGACATGACATAGACTCGATTGTTAAAGCAATTGAAAAAGTATATCCGGGTTCCGTGATGACTTATTATGGATCGACTTCTACTGAAGACAGAGCCAAAGCTATTAAAGAAATACAGGACCCAGAATCTAAAGTTAGGTTCTTAGTAGGCACACCTCAAACCGGTGGTTATGGTATTACACTTACTGAAGCTAATGTTATGATTTATTATTCTAACGGTTATGATCTTGAGAAACGTACTCAATCCGAGGCTAGAATAAATCGTATAGGTCAAAAAAGAAAGATGACTTACATTGATATTATTGCTGAGAAAACTGTAGATGAACGTATTGTAAAAGCTTTACGTAAAAAAATTAATATAGCTAGTGAAGTTATGGGTGAGGAGTTGAAGCAATGGATTTAATTTTATTAAATGACGGTGTGTATAGTTTAGTAGCTGTTACTAAAGCTATGTTAGGACACATAAAAATAATGGTTGAGGTAGATTGTTTTGATTTATGTGATGTAGTTAGACTGCATCTTACAACGTATTATGACTATCCAGTTAATGCTTATGTTATGAAAGATGGTAGTGGAGATTTTTATGGATGTATTTGTCGTTAATTTACCATATCCATTATTAAAGTTAAGAGCACGGCACCCATACCACCAACTATCCAATATTCTAATCTTTTAATTCTTTCTTTCATTTCTTTTATTTGCTCAAACGTCTGTTTTTGCATTATTCTGCAAAGTTTTTCATGAGATTCTATTTTTTCTAATGCAGATTTTCTAGACATTACACCGCTCTTTGATTTATACCAAGACTCTCAAGAAACTCGTTGTATTCTTCTAGAGTAGTTGGTTCTTGTTCAAAGAATCCCATAGTTCCTGAATCATAAATATTTAAATCAGGATTAGTTATTGTTTTATAAACGTCGCCAGCGTCTATTAAATTTTCTTTTAAAGCAAATTGTTTGCTTTTAATAAAGTTTTTTTGTTTAGGTGTTAGTTCTGCAACTTGACCTTTGATACTATCAAACTTTCTTGCTTCCTCTATATTTCTTTTAATGTTTTCTATTCCTATATCTTCAATTATATTTGGTGTGCTTGCAACAGGTTCAGTATTAAATTTTGATGAATCAAACTCAAACGTTTGAACAGGTCTAACCCCCATTCCATCATACTCACCTGCATCTATTGCTGCTTGAAGCTCTTTTGCAGATTGCATAGTTGCAGCTCTTTTCTTTTCCATTTCCTCATATCCACCAAGCCTTTTTATATTTAAATAATCCATTAAATT